CCTTGTTGAATTGGACTTAAATTATAAGGTACTAAGCCATACATCCTATATTCCAAAAACATTTCTGTTTTTCTAGGTGTAGAGTTTGGTTTTATCCTACATTGTTTAATTCTTTCAAAGAAATCAGCATAAGTGATTTTTTCACTGTAATATGACTCCATATAAAATGACCATTCAGTAGTCCACTCTTTTAAATCGAGTATCCGCATTTTTTCTTCTAGGCACCATTCGTACCCTGTTTGTAATTCGCTCATTACCAATTTTTTGTTGTTTCTTTAAATAATGTTGGATTAGTATTAATCCAATTTAATATCATTGGTTGCATATTTGGTGGTAATGGATAACCACCCATATAAACCACATTCATTACTATTTCAATTTCCTGACCAGCAGGTAATTTAACACCATTCTTTAAAATGGTTTCTTCTTGCAATTGCAAAACTTTGTTCTGTATCATAATTTTTATTACAGTATAAACAAAATTTTGCAATTAGTAAAGATTAGTTAAGTCCAACCTCATCCAGTTCTTTTTGAAAGAAGTATTGTCTAGCAACTTCTGATATTTTTGAATTAAGGTCTTTTGGTTCCAACCCTGCTTCAGCTATTGTATCAGACTCTTCTTTAATTACATCGGCGATAACTAATCGAATATAATTACCTAGATGTTTCCTATCAATAGAACCACCATTCATTAAATCACATGCAGCTGTTAACGCTTGGTCTAATCTCCAAGAAACACAAACTTTGTTAACTGTGTCAATAATCTTGTTAACCTTAGCATCATCAACTGGTTTAAGTGTTGTTACCTTTGATGCTTTAGAATGCTTCTCACCCTTGCTTTTGAAGCGATAAACCTCACCACTTTCAGTGTGATAAGAGAAAACTATACCTTCTCCAATTCCAATATAACCAAAGGCTTTACCAACTGGACATTCATCCTCAACAGCAATAGTCATTTCAATTATCTTGTTTTGAGCTAATTGCGGATAATTAAAATCGATTTCAATCTCATAAGTTTCATAATCCTCGATGTTATAAATTTTATGTTCGTGATTTCTTAAATATGATGAATCAACCCAATATGCTGGGTTATCTTTTAACTCTTCCTCTGTTTTTATATGTGGTGTAATCTTAACACCAAAGATAAACATAGATTTATCAATATTAGAAATAGCAACAGACTTTTGAATTCCCTTACCAGCCCACTCACCATAAATTGAAATAGTATTTTGAGTTAAGTCTAAATTAAGTCTTTCCTTAACTTGATTAAATAAATCAAGAAATGCTTCTTTATTAGACTCAACAAAGAATGCTGAGGCTGCGTTATCACTTTGAGGTGTAATGATATTTTCTCTAGATTGAGCCCATAGGCCTGAAATATCGTTATAACATACACCAAAGTTTGAATTATGGGCTAAAATACCATTAGCAAAAAAACAATTGGTATCTTTAACCAAAATGTCATATGATATTTCAGGGTTAATTTCTAAAATTTTAATTAATTTCATTTTTTCTTTTATTTATAAATTTTATAATTTTTTGTTTAATTAAATCCCTATTATTAAACCAATCGTCCTCCCAAACAACAAAACAAACATAACCCATACGTTTAAGTTTATAATAACGATTTCTATCCCTTGCCCATTTTTCACTCGCAGTCATTTTAATAACTGAATTATATTCATCTGGTTTCCATTTTCTAGGGTTACAATGATACATATCTCCATTATATTCAATAACAATTTTTAACTTCTCATTACATTCATCAGTTTCCATATCTGAGATTTGAAAATGTTGAATAAACCCAAATTCTTTTAAAAAATCATGTAATTCGTTATGACCTTTACTAATAAAACCTATCCTACTATTTTTAAATATCTTAAGATAGTGCGCGTTTTTAAAATTTTCATCATTGTTTAATTTATCATGTAAAGCTTTATTAGCTTTTTTAACACGAGACATTTGTTCTTCTGAACTCATTTTATCCCATCTAATAGTTGAAAATTTACCCTTGTTTGAGGGACTTTTAATATGTGAAGATTTACCAGCGTTACTTGAATATTCCCTTTTTTGTTCTTTAGTAAAAGAAAGTAATGTTTGTGAACCAATAATACCAATTATTTTACCATTTTCAATTCGTCTACAGCGACCACAAAGTTGTTTACTATATTTTTTTTCATACTGAATAGTATCTTTTACCCTTTCTTCTGTTAGTTTAAAACAATTATCACAACAAACTTCATTTATAGGTTCTGTCTTACTAGACATTTTTTTAGAATAACCAAATTTATTTTTTACTAATTTACACCAAGTTCTTAAAATCATTTTTAACTACATTTATTATAAATATGTAAGTATTCATGAAACGAACTTTAAATTTAGTTATTCTCAATAAATTCATCATCTGACAATAAGTCTTTTGCTTCAACCCAACCTCTGTTTGTCGTATATATTTTATGGTCACCAGTACATTTAATACTAGTACCATTATCAAATAATAATTCAACCCATTTTTTATTTGAAGACCCATTTTCGGTATGTGTAACCTCTTTTTCGATTACTTTATTATTCTCAAAATCATAACTTAATACAATATCACCAACATTAATATCTGAAATTGGTGTTTGTTCACCGTTAGCTAAAGTTACTAAAGTATCTTTTTCAAAACAACCGTGTAGTTTTACTGTACCCTTAAATTTAAGTTTTGGCTTCGGCTTAGATGGGTCATAAATTGCATCACCATTTTCATCCAACCCAACAAAATTGTGCTTCCTATTTACATTAGCAATTACATTCTTGAATTGCTCAATTGAAGGAAAGGATATATGTTTCTTCATCTTTAGAATTTTTGCAAATATACTTAATATATTTGATATAAACAAATTTTATTTTAATCCCTTAGCCATTGCTTCAATTTCTTGAATTGATTGTAATGAATCACATGTTAATTTATCATCTCTTAACGTCTTAAAAACTGGATGTAAAAGTGAATAATTGCCATTAGAATCATTTGATAAACCACAGCATTTAACTTCTACTATTGTACCCAATAATTTATCTTGATTCTCTGTAATATAGTTCATCATCTCTTCATTTATTCCAGTTGGTCTAGTATATACCAACCCATCAGATGATTCAGCATTTACACTAGATATTACATCTTTATTTTTTCCAGTTCCATAGTTAAAACCTACTATCTTAAGGTCAACATCCATTTCTAGTTTCATCTTTATACTCCAGTTGGGTTTACCATCTTTCCATGTTCCCTTACTAGATTTTAAAATTGTTCCTTCAAAACCTTTATTTAGTGTTTCTTGGAAATGACTCATGGCCAATTCATAGCTTTCAACTACTTTTGTTTCTACAAGACTAACCATTGTTGGATTATAATCTCGTAACATCTCACCAACCCTATTTAATCTTAAATTATATTGTAAGTCTGACTTTGCATTAAAGTATTCTTCTATATAAATTGTGTCCCATATTGTAAACCTGATTGAATCTAAGGCATCCAAATAATTCATGTGTTTTTCTTGGAACTTGTCTATTTCTTTAGTAACATCTTCACCGTCCAACTTCTTTTTAGAAATACTGATTAATGATGCAACGATACCATTGCTTTCGTAACGTGAAATACCATCAATTGTCAACTCACCATTCAATACACAGTCTTCAAAACCTTTAAGCTCCTCTAAAAATTTTGCACCAATAAGAATTGTTGGTTCACCTTGTCTACTCTCTAGCTCAACATCACCTGAACGAATTATTGCATTACAATATCTACCATCCATTTTAATTTGGCTATATGCATAACCATCTTTAAATATTTTTTTTGCCAAGTCTTCACTAAATGATTTTGCACCCATATAAGGTGTTTCTTCAATGAGCTTTGGAAACACTTTATTGATAAGACTTGTTCCTAAATTCATCTTACAATCCTTTTCAATAATACATTCAATAATGTGGGCATCATCATTATCACAAAATTCTAATGTAGCCTTTAAATGGTTTATTGCAGCGTGACCAGTAACATTTCTTGATGATATTGGTGTTAAAGAATCTAAAGCAACTTCTAGACCTTGATTAAATGGTCCACATTCGTATTCTGGAATCTGCTTGATATAAAACTTTACTCGCTTGCTATTCGCAAGATATAACACCCTTTTTAATAATTCATTGTCCTTATACTTGCTAAGGATTTCAACCTTTTTGTTCGTAGATGATTCGTTAGCGATTTCATCAAAGATTTGTTTAATTTTCATTTTATGATTTTGTGAATGCAAAAATAAGGTGGAATTTTCATTCCACCAAATTTAATTAAAGAATTTTGTAAAGTTTTTTATCATCATAGTCCATCATGAATTTATCAATGTCTTCAACCTTGCCATTTTCAAGCCCAAAGAACAAACCAGTGAACGAATCCACCTTATGCTTTTTAGAAACTTCAAATACAGCGGCTGCGAACATCTTCTTTTCATTAGCTGTGATATTCTTTGGCTTTCTTGGTATAAGTTCTTCCCAAACAGATTTAAGCTTAGCTATTAACAAATCGTAGTTAGCCTTTAACTTATATAATTCTTCTTTTCTTTCTGGAAATGTAGAAGCAAACTCTTCAATCTCATTAGATTTAACAATTGTCAAGATGTTATGTTCAGCTGTTTTACCTTTAAGGTGATGAACTGCCAAATAAGCTGGGTTTTTAATCTTTACACGATTAAAGTTTGCATCAACAACTACATAACCTTCTTCTGACCATGGCATACCCTCAAATGTTCTTATCAAATCACCAAAGTTCTTTGTATTAAGGTCATAAGACTTAACCACTGGTATGTCTAAAGATATTCCAACCATTTCTAAGTCTCTTCTAGACAACTCAACAAGCGTTTTTCTGTTTCTAACTGTCAACAACGTTGCAGATGATTCACCATGTGGTTTAACCACGATATTATACGGTGTTGTCAACTCAAAAACGTATATTAAGTCTTTATTCAACAAACATTCATTAAAGGTATATTTGTTGTTTATGGTATTCCAAAATAATTCGTTAAAAGTAGTCCCAATCTTATTATTAACTTCACCCTCACCTTCAGCAGTACCAGTAGTAGCTGCAAACCATTTATTAGCGTGCCAATCCCAATAAACTTGAAGCATACTACCATCAACCTTTTCAAGAACCTGTGCTGTATTCCAATCAATTTTTGCAGCATGAGTTTCACCATGATTAAAGAACTTATAAAATGACATTGCCATAATATTCAAAGTATCTCTTTCAAGTATAAGACCACGACATTCTTGTACTTCTAAATGTGACATGTCAGATTCTATCTGGTCATATTTTAAAATAATTTTTTTATCGTAAACCTTAACCTTTAATTTGAAAACTTGGATTGCCTTAGCCAATCCTTCTTTTCTTATATAATTAATTATCGCTAACATTTTCGTCTGAGTTTTTATCCTTACCACCTTTTCTTTTTTTTCTTTTTGGTGTTTCAGGTTCTGAATTGTTTTTAAAAAAATTTAATATTTCATCTTTTGGAAATTCCCCCTTAGATTCCATATCATCTATGATTTTTTTTGCTGAAAACATTGTACATATTTCGCCGAATATAAACATATCTGAATCATTAAGTATTAAATTACTTAAGATAATTAATATTGTTCCAGATTGTAATATATT